GGATCGGTTCCCTGCAGGTCCGCCCCAGCTAGTTGAGGCAACCTGGAAATCTCTAGGTCAGGCATTCCCGGCGGCTCTGTATTCGTTTCCCTATTCTAGAGGCTGCAACTACTATGAGAATTCTTGCAGCAACGCTCCAGTCTGGTTGCTCTCTAGAAGAATCAGATCCTTGTCTTCCTGTAGTAGATAATTGGCTTCGCTGCCTTGCCTTAGCAAAATTGGACCGGTGGTTACGAAGTCGATTTCGGTTGTAATCAGTTCTGTGGGTTCGACTGAGACTTGGACGCTGCTGACGATGCAGTCACAGGCATACCAGACAGAAACTCCACTTTCGAGGCTCTTATAAATGTAGAAATTGCCCCGGAACTTTGCGCCTTGCTGCAGGCGAAGAACTAGCCGTGCCAAGTAGACAGAGAACTCCAGCTCTTCCCCTGGAGCGCCGTTGCCATCGCAGGTTGCGTATCTGTGCTCCCAAAAAGCAGACATGCGACCTTGACCGCTGATTAGTCCCGCTTCGTATTGGTTTTGGAATTCTTGACAAAGAGATGTGGTCTGGACTAGCTCACGGCTAGTGGTCATGTCAAAACTGGTGACATTCGCAAGACAACGGAACTTGTCTGTCTGCGTTTGAATCTTGATCTTCTTTGTGACGCTAGGAACAACCAGGGCTACGGCATCATCTAGCTTGCCCGCTAGGGCATCTCCAAAGTTGTTGTAAAGACGAATCCCACCGATGTCGTCAACGTGGATATATCCAGTCCAGTCAGGGAACACATGCCCAGCGACTAACTCAAGTGTTGAGCCGTCCTCAGTTGCAATTGTAGTTAGGTCACCCGTTATCAACGCACCAAGGGCAAACGTTACTGAAAAACGCCTGCGTTCAATATTGACGTCTGAAGGCGCTAGCTCGCTATGAAGCCACCGCCCGGAGTTGACACGCTCCAGTTCAATTTGACCTTCGTTGCCTAAATAGACAGACATAAATCACAAAGTATTGGTAATGGCAGCACCATTCGCCTCGAAGGAAATGTCAACTGAAACCACCTCACCGACTGCGCAGGTCATCGCTGCTTGGGTAATAAACGCAGGTATCGTGATTGAATTGCCTTCTACTTCAAGCTTAAAAGTGACTTGTTCCGATGGTGCGTTGTCTCCATCTCCTACGCTGGAGCCCAGCTTGACGACCTTGTTAATCAGTTGAGATGCAGCTGAGTTGCTTCCGTAGTAATGAAGGCTGCAAGAGCCGGTGGTTGAACGGGTGCTCGGAACAATCGTTTTGTCTGTATCACAGATAGAAGTTGTATCTAAAACCTCTTGTGTAGTGGTCCACGCCCAGTTTTTGACCTTTGCTGAGCAGCCTCCTTCAGTAGCGTTAGTACCCGTACCAAAGTAGAGGACGCCGTTGATTCCGCTATAAAAGGCCATCAGAGTCTTGAGTTCGTGTCCCTATTCTAGGTGCCGTCTAGATAGGCAATGAAACTGCAGCTCACGTCACAAATGTTGCGGAATTTGTAGGTAACACTGGGTGGTTCAGCGAATCGCCAATGTAGTAAGCCTTCTTTCATTCGAGTAGCCATGTCTGTTCCCACGCAGTCCATGACACCTGACAGAAACACAACGTTGCCCCAGCTGCCGTTTGCACTCTCGTAGGTTTGGATGATTGCGTTGGCCTTAGTGTCATCGATATTGGCAAACTGTAGTGTTAGCTCAGAGTTATATTGCTGCGCTCCAAACTGGACGATGCTTGTTGAACCATTGATGGATTCAAAAAACGTTTGCGGGTACTTGCCTGGGCGGTAGGACCTAGCAGTCGGTTGCAGTGTTGAGGCGAAATCAGATCCACCAAAAATAACTTCAGCCATTACGCGGTTTCTACACGGAAGTCTGCGCTGCTCCAGTTTAGGGTTTCCAGGGATCCACTACTGGTGAGTGGGGCAAACGATCCAGCGATCTCTACTAGTCCGTCTTCGGCGTAGGTCAAGCTTTCGACTTTGTAGACGCGGGTTTGGGGGTTGTTTCGCAGAGATAAAGCGAAAATTGTGTTGTGGACTGTGGAATCAACGACTTTGCCTTGCTCGATTGCGATCGTGACTTCGCGCAGACCTTCCGTTCCAGGCTTCCAGTATTGGATTAGGTGGCCGCCGTCTTCTAGTTGTAGTCCGATGACGGTGCCGTCAGCAGCGATTGAACCGTTGTTGAGTCGGTTCGCTCCACCCCGAACGTTGGGGTGTGAAACGGTTGATGCGACTTGAATGTATTCGCCGGGCTCTAGCCCCATGGCCATCTGCGGTGTTGTTTGGAATTTGATGCCGTGGTCTACGAGTTGGCGCGTTTTCAATGCGTACTTGGCAAAGATTATTGCGTGCTCTTGGCTAGTGCAGAAGCCGCCCATGTCAAATACTTCTTCTGGGTCTTGGTCTGAGGTTCTGGAGGTTTTCTCGCCAAAATCATTTACGTCTGTTTCGAGAGTTATGACAACTGTTCTGGTTTGAGAGAACCCGTTGACTGTGTCTTGACGCCACAGCACTACCGCTTTGAAGACTTGGCGCTCTTCCGGTGACAAGAAACTGACCTGCAGGTCTTTCATGTTGCCGTCAGTAAATAGTTCTTTAGGTGTAATACTTCCCCCGTAATTGATGCCGGAACCGTTAAAGGGAACATCGGGGTAGAGGCTGAACCTGCCGCCCTTGATTCGGAACTGCAACAGGTTGTAGCCCGCCATCTCAAAGATCCATTCCCGGAGGTTTACTTTCTCTCCAATGACGCCGTCCCAGAAGAACTTATTGCTTAAACAGAAGTTTGCTGCAGTAGCCATCTCATTTCTGTCGACCTGGGTGGCGCCGACCATCTCGCCCACACCGTAATCAGTGTTAGTCAGCAGGTCGTATGCAATCTCTGGGAGGAGGTTTGTTGACTGGAAATTACTAGGCTCATTCGGGTCAGCCGTAAACGGTGAGGGTAAAACTCTGATTCCTTCTTTAAAGAACGCAGACACTTCGCTAAAGCTTGTCCACTCGGCTCCGCTGTTTAGCCTGATGCCTGCATAAGCCAGGTCGGTGTAGTTTGCGGTGCTCTCAGGTATTAACAGCTCATTAACGCTTACAATTTCGTGCTCCGGTGCGCTGTTGTTACTTAGTTCTTCTTCATCGAACAGTCTAAAATCTTGGATCGCATCTCGGTAGCGAAGGTTGAAATCTGGTGGAACAGTGGGGCCGCTATAACCTTTGACGACCCATTCGCCGTTGCTACACATACTGTCTGTTAGCTGTCTCTTCTGTCCGGTGTATGTGACCTGAAAACCGTCTGGTGGGAAAGGACCTTGGACAAAATTAACTGTGGGAAAACCTGTTGTTTCGCTAAAATTGGACGCAGCTTCTAGGAAGTAGAACTCGTTTCCAATGGCTTCTACCAAAGCGTTGCCTGCTAGAGGTGCTAGCTGGTATTCATATTGTTTAGTCTGCGGGTGATAAATGCTCAGCATGTTGTACGCCGCTTCTGGTGTACGTCCCAGCACACAAAAATACGTTGTGCCGGTTAGCGATTTCCAAGACTGCCAGCCTGTTTCACCGATGCTTCTGTACTGGAGCGCAAAGAAACTTAGGCGCTTGTTGTACAGAGTCATACTGCCCAGAGTTATTGGGCTATCTTCCTTCTCGTATTCACGGATTGTGGCATCGTCTGGTTCGCTGTTGACGTTAGTAAAGCCGTTAATTTTGCGAAAAACAGTTGACTTGATGGTTATGTCAGTTCTGTCGCACGCTCGGTTGTTCGATACGGTGGCAACCGCAACTCTTTGCACTAAAAGTTTGTCGCCAGGTCCGAATGTAAAGTTGGGTTGTGTTGTATCAAACTTTGCTCTTGTTGTTAGCTTGAATTCTGCCTTGACTTGCTTGCCTACGTCCCACGGACTGTTTTCTTTTTTGATGCAGACGCCGTATCCGTTACCGATCATGTAGGTCTCGCCCACAATAAGGTTTGAATCTGCTTCAAAACGTCCGTCATCTGCTGCTTGCTGCGCGTCGTTTGTGCCCCACGGCAAAAAGTTTTCGCTGGAGTATTGTTCTCCATCAAGAATGTAGGTGACTGTTGTGTTTTCTTCTTGGGTTATTGTTGCACCGCCGGGAGCTGCTCCATAGATGTAGCCGTACCTGTAAAACGGGTTATAAACTTTATCGCGTTTTGTGTTGTTGTCTAGCTGTACTTGTGGGTTTGTTTCGCTGCTTATGTTTAAGACAAGCTCGTAGTTGACTCTGTATGCCATACCGTTTGGCATGGCTGCGTATGTTCCAAAGGTTGTTTGAGTGGTTGGTGTTCTGGCGCCACTAAAGTAGCTCTGCAGGTCATCGCCCCACTGCACAGCAAAGGGATCTCTTGTGTCTCCCCCGGCTAGTTTCGGCATTTCACCGTAGGCATAGGTCGTTTGTGGGGCATCAAGTGGATTTACTTGTTTGAAACGGCCACCATTAGTTGAAAAAAATAGTTTTGCTTTACCTAGGGCATAATTGTTTATAAGTAGGTCGCCGATTGCGTAGCCTTGCCAGTCGGGCGTACCTGTTGTTCCGTGGCTGAATAGGAGTAGGGCGCGGAGTTGCTGGCTACGTCCCAGGGTGGTCATGAATGACCAAAGCAGGGAGCTGTTTACGCGGACTCCACCTAAGTTGGCGTTCTGCCTGTAGGCGCAATAGACAAGTGGGATTGTTGCACCGAGGGCAGCTAGTTGCTGTAAGGAATCAAAACTGGACTGGGGTGCAAACCTGCTGCGGCTAGTTTGGTCTTCAGTTTCTAGGGGGTTTGGTCCTTTCTTTTGGTCGGGAGTTCTTGGTTTTGGTGCTAAGAGGGCGGATACAGCTGTTAAGGCAAGACCAACGACAAGATTGACAATTATTATTGTTGTTGGTTCGTTTCTTATGTCGGGGATGAGGGCATAGGCTTCCGAGCGTTTGCCGTTGTACTCATCGTTTATTCGTATAAATTCCCAATATTCTTTGTCGGTAAGCCCGAGGGCTTCTATTAACTGGATTTCCGAGGGCAGTAGAACGCGTGGATATGCAAACGTCCTGCGGGGCTCCATCGAACCCCCGACTCGCCGTAGTTCATCCATCCGTTTTCAAAATAGACTGCCATGCCGTAACCATTTTTAGATTCACATAGCGCAACCACACCGCATTCTACGTCTGTTGTCTGTTGGCCCCAGCGTTCCAGCTCCTCTTTGAATACGCTGGTGTCGCCTCGTCTTAGGCGCCTGTACCAGTCACGTTGGGGTTC